GAACTAACTTTATAGTTGCATGTTAACAAAAAACTTGTGGGCGGGGCCCACCCGGGATTGAGGGGGGAGTTCCCAATAACTTTTTTCTTAAGAAGGGGGGAGGGGTTAAAATCAAAAAAAGGGGACCCAAATGTATCCTAAAGGGCTAGATTTACACAGCCGGGTAGGGTATAAACTTTTTTAAGGTACCATAATTAAATATTATGCTTGATATAGAAAAATTAAAAAAATTTAGAAATATAAATAAAATTACAGATCCTAAGATTAGAAGAAAAGCTAAATTAGATTTTTTGGAATCTGCAAAGAAAAATAAAGATACGGGTATCCGTTCAGATTTCCTTACGTTTGTAAAATATATTTGGCCAGATTTTATAGAAGGTTTCCATCACAAAGACATCTCAGATAAATTTAATAGATTACAAAGTGGTGAATTAAAAAGATTAATTATTAATATGCCACCCAGGCATACAAAATCTGAATTTGCTTCTTACTTTTTACCTGCGTGGATGATTGGTAATGATCCTAAATTAAAAATTATTCAAGCAACCCACACTGCAGAACTTGCGGTAAGATTTGGACGTAAGACAAAAAACTTAATTGACTCATCAGAGTATAGAGAAATATTTAATACAAGATTACAAGAAGATTCAAAAGCAGCAGGTCGCTGGGAAACTGATAAAGGTGGCGAGTACTTTGCTGTGGGAGTCCAAGGTGCGGTGACCGGTAGGGGTGCAGATTTATTAATCATCGATGATCCACATTCAGAGCAAGATGTAAATTCACCTACAGCATTTGAGAAAGCATACGAGTGGTATACTTCAGGACCCCGTCAGCGTTTGCAGCCAGGTGGACGAATAGTTTTAGTTATGACAAGATGGTCGACAAAAGATTTAACTGCACAATTAATAAAAGCATCTGCAGAAGAAAAAGCAGATCAATGGGAAGTAGTTGAGTTTCCAGCAATCATGCCAAGTGGAAAACCATGTTGGCCAGAGTATTGGAAGTTAGAAGATTTACTAGCCGTTAAAGCATCTGCAGGTATTTCAAAATGGAATGCACAGTATATGCAAAACCCAACTGCAGAAGAAGGAGCTCTTATCAAAAGAGAATGGTGGAGAGATTGGACTGAAGATTATGTTCCTCCCATTGAACATATCATCCAAAGTTATGATACGGCGTTCATGAAAAAAGAAACTGCGGATTATTCTGCAATCACTACTTGGGGAGTATTCTATCCAGATTTAGATTCGGGTCCTAATTTAATTTTATTAGATGCTAGAAAAGAAAGAGTTGAGTTCCCTGAACTTAGAAGACTTGCTTATGAACAATATAAATACTGGCAGCCGGAAACTGTATTGATTGAATCTAAAGCATCAGGACTTCCACTTACATACGAGCTTAGACAAATGGGTATTCCAGTTATAAATTTTTCACCAAGTAAAGGTAATGATAAACATTCACGTGTGAATGCAGTTGCACCTATGTTTGAATCTGGAATGATATGGGCACCTAAGAGTAAACAATTTGCTCAAGAGGTTATTGAAGAATGTGCAGAATTTCCACATGGAGAACATGATGACTTGGTAGATTCTATGACCCAAGCTGTTATGCGATTTAGACAAGGGGGATTGCTTTCTCACCCAGAAGACTATAAAGATGAACCATTAATACAAAATCCTAAAAACTACTATTAGTATGATTGAGAAAAAAATTCGATATAAAGAATCTGATCTGGTAAAGCATTTAAAAAAACTAGGACTTACCGAAAAAGAAATAAAAAATATTCTTAAAAAAGGAGCTTCTCAAAAAATCACTGAAAGAAAAAACTTTGATGATGGTGGAGATGGCGGATCATCTGGAGATGGATCATCTGGAGATGGATCATCTGGAGGAGATGGAGAAGGATCAAGTAGTGGATCAGGTGGTGGCGTTGGCGGAGACGATGGAGCCGCAGCATCGGCAGCAGGAGATGCAGGAGTAGGAACAGGAGATTCAGCAGGAGTAGGAGGATCAGGAGATAGCACAGGGAGTACTGGTGTTGGATCAGGTCCAGGTGGAGAAGAAGGAACTGGTGGAGTAAGTGCAGCAGCTGATGCCGCATCACAAGGGACTGGTATTACGAATGCATTAAGTAATTTTACAAGACAAGCTTTTAATACTTATATGTCAATTTCACCAACAGCGATTGCAATGAATGCAATATCCAATGCAATATCTAATGCACAAAGAGGTGTTACTGCACCTAATGATTTTTCACAAACTACACAATCTGTTCAAACATCTGCACCTACACAAAGTCCAGGAGGAGGAAGTAGTTATCTTCCAATAAATGCAAATACAGGAATACCATCATTATCTGTTTCAAGTGATTTAGTTGATGATTTCTATAATAGGTATAAAACAAATTTAAATAGATTTAAGTAACTTATGGCTGTATCTAAAAAATTAACAAGAACCATACCTCCTTTAAGAGGGCCGTGTCCACAAGGCTTGAACATTAGCTATAAAACAGGTAAGGTTATAACTTCGGAGAAATTATTAAATGGCGACAATAGACAAATCACTTCCAAACGAAGTTAGAAAATCTTTTGAAACTCTCGATCCAAAGGATGGAGTTCAACAAGTTATAGAACCACAAGCCGAGGTCCCTGGATCAGGGAACACGGAAATCACTTCTATGGAAGATGGTGGTGCTGAAATTAATTTTAATCCAGGTGCTGATCAATTAAAAACACAAAATCATTTTGATAACTTAGCTGAAATATTAGACGAGAATGTATTAGGTACATTAGGATCAGATCTATATGAAAACTTACAACAATATAAAACTTCACGTCAAGATTGGGAAAACACTTATACAAAAGGATTAGACCTTTTAGGATTTAAATATGAACAAAGAACAGAACCATTTCAAGGCGCAGCAGGAGCCACGCATCCTGTACTTGCAGAATCAGTAACACAGTTTCAAGCTTTAGCTTATAAAGAATTATTACCAGCTGATGGACCTGTAAGAACTCAAGTAGTAGGTGATCCATCTAAAGAAAAAGAAGATCAAGCTAAGAGAGTTAAAGATTTTATGAACTATCAAATTATGGATGTCATGAAAGAGTATGAACCTGAATTTGATCAAATGTTATTCTATTTACCTTTATCAGGATCTACATTTAAAAAAGTTTACTATGATTCATTATTAGGAAGAGCTGTATCTAAGTTTGTACCGGCTGAAGATTTAGTAGTTCCTTATTCTGCAACTTCATTAGAAGATGCGGAGTCTATTATGCATGTTATTAAAATATCTGAAAACGATTTAAGAAAACAACAAGTAAGTGGTTTCTATAGAGATATAGATTTAACAATGCCAACGAATCCTGAATCAGAATTAAAATCTAAGGAGAGAGAAATTGAAGGAGTTAGAAAAGGTGCAGAGGATGATGTATTTTCTATTATTGAATGTCATACAAATTTAGACCTAGAAGGTTTTGAAGATATAGGTCCAGATGGTGAGCCCACAGGAATCAAACTTCCATACATTGTAACCTTTGAAGAAGGATCAAGAGAAGTTTTATCTATCAGAAGAAACTGGGAAGAAACTGATCCTAAAAAACAAAAGATACAATACTTTGTTCATTTTAAATTTTTACCAGGATTTGGATTTTATGGATTTGGATTAATTCATATGATTGGGGGTTTATCTAGAACTGCGACAGCTGCACTAAGACAATTACTTGATGCAGGAACTTTATCTAATTTACCAGCAGGATTTAAAATGCGTGGTATTAGAATTAGAGATGATGCACAATCAATTCAACCAGGAGAGTTTAGAGATGTAGATGCTCCAGGCGGAAACATCAGAGATGCTTTCATGACTCTTCCTTACAAAGAACCATCACAAACTTTATTACAACTTATGGGTGTAGTAGTTCAAGCAGGTCAAAGATTTGCATCCATTGCAGATATGCAAGTAGGAGATGGTAATCAACAAGCAGCAGTAGGTACAACTATTGCTTTACTTGAAAGAGGCAGCAGAACAATGTCTGCAATACATAAAAGATTATATGCATCACTTAAAGGTGAGTTCGGATTATTATCACGAGTATTTAAATTATACTTACCACCAGAATATCCATACGATGTTGTAGGTGGACAAAGAGTTATTAAACAAGCAGACTTTGATGATAGAGTAGATATCATTCCAGTTGCTGATCCAAATATATTTTCACAAACTCAAAGGATTTCAATGGCGCAAACGCAATTGCAACTTGCGCAATCAAATCCACAAATTCACAACATGTACGAAGCATACAGAAAAATGTATGAAGCTATTGGTGTTAAAGACATTGATAAAATTTTAAATGTACCAAAGCCACCTCAACCACAAGATCCTGCATTAGAACATATTGCAGCTTTATCTATGCAACCATTTGTAGCATTTAGAGGACAAGATCATAGAGCTCATATTACTTCGCATTTAAATTTCATGTCTACTAATATATCAAAAAATAATCCGGTAATTGCTGGAGCATTAGAGAAAAATATATTTGAACATATTTCTTTAATGGCTTTGGAACAAGTTGAATTAGAATATCAAAATGAATTACAACAATTACAAATGATGGGACAAAATCCACAAGCAGCACAAGACCCACAAGTTCAACAACAGATCCAACAATTACAAATGAAAATTGAATCTAGAAAAGCAATATTGATTGCTGAGATGATGGATGAGTTTTTAAAAGAAGAAAAGAAAATTAATTCAATGTTTGATACAGATCCAATAGCTGCATTAAAATCTAGAGAGTTAGATATCATGGCACAGAACAATGCTAAAAGAGCACAAGAAGCACAAGATAGATTAAACTTAGATAAGATGAAAGCTCTTATGAATCAACAAACAGCACAAGAAAAGATACAACAAAATGAGGATTTAACTAAGCTAAGAGCGGCTACATCTATAGCAAAACAACAGTTTGCAAATGCTGCTAAAAAAGACTATAGTAATTAACATGGATAAAAAAATTAAAAATACATCATCTACAGGCGGACCTAAAAGTGACTATGCTAGAGATATAGATTTCTCTGCTTATACTCAAAATGATGGTTACCTAAAAGGTGGTATTGATGTTGAAGTTTCAAAAGCAAATGAAACTCAAGAACAACCAGTTCGTGGTCAAAGACGAATGATGACTGATAAAAGAACAGTAGCTAAGTGGTACTAACATGCTACCAATGCTTGGAGCAATAGCACCATTAGCAAAAATTCTTTTTTCAACTATTGAAAAATCAGTTCCTGATAAAGATTTACAAGAAAAATTAAAATCACAACTTAATCAACAATTATTACAATCTAGTACAGAAGAATTAAAAGCGGCAGCTTCTATAGTTGAAGCAGAAGCCAAAGCAGGCTGGTTTTCAGCAAGTTGGAGGCCACTTTTAATGTACGTGTTAATCTTTATTTTAGTCTGGAATTATATTCTTGGACCTGTTATAAGATTAATGCTAGGAACTGTTATTACATTTGAACTTCCAGGTGACGTTTGGACACTGTTACAAATTGGACTTGGTGGTTATGTGGTTGGCCGTTCTGGAGAATCCATTGCTAGAACAATGGCCAATAAAACAATAAATACAAACAAGGAGTAAACATGAGAAACGATTACAAGCAAAGACCAAGACCAGAATTCAGAGGTGGTGGTATTGCTCTTAGAGGAATGGGTGCTGCACTTAGAGGCGGTGGAATTGCTAAAAGAGGAATGGGAGTTGCTTTAGCTGAAGGTGGAAAAGCTTTTGGTGGAAAAGAAACTTACGGTGAAGAATTAGCAGAAGCAAAATCTGTTAAGTCTGGAAAAACTTCTCCTAAAGCTTTTGTAAAAAAAGAAAAAGCTGAAAAGCATAAAGGTGAAGAATTAAAAGGTTTAGCTAAACAAGCTAAGATGATTAAATCTGGAAAAAAATCTCCAGAGTCTTACGCTAAAGAAGAAACTGCCGAGTACATGAAAAAAGGCGGAAAAGCTAAGAAGAAAAAATAAATTAAATTAAGCCGGCTAGTCCGGCTTATTTAAAAAGGAATATTTATGGCAGATGAAAAAAATATTTGGACAAGAGCTTTTGAATATGAAGCTACTAATCCAGAATTAAGTGGAAAAGACAAAACAGAAAAAATTAAAGAATTATATAGACAGAAAAAAGGAATGTCTCCAGATGAACCCAGAACAAATACTGGAATATATAACGAGGATGAATATCATCCTAATAGAAAAAAACGTATTGCCTTAGCTAGAAAACTAAAATCGACTAGCGCAGCAGACATGGAAAAAGCAGCTGAGATTAAAAGAGCTGCAAGAAGAGCTGCCTATGCTGCAAGTAAAAAAGGATTAAAAGCTGTACCTGTAATTGGAACTGCTTTAAGTTTATTAGATGCAGATGAATTAGGTGCATCAGAGAGAATGTCCGATGAATTAAAATCAGAATTAAATCAAATGGAAGAATATAAAAAAGGTGGAATAGTTGGTAGAGGACAAGGAAGAGCAATTAGAATTAAAACAACAAAACAATATTAATATGTCTGGATTAGGTATTCAAAAAAGAGGAACAGGTATTGCTAAACTTCAACATCAATCCACTCCATTTAAAAGTGGTGGTAAAGTTGAAAAAGTAATGCATGAGTTTAAAACTGGAGAATTACATTCTGGAAGTAAAAAAGGTCCAGTTGTAAAATCTAGAAAACAAGCTATTGCTATTGCTTTATCTGAAGCTGGTAAATCTAAAAAGATGGCTAAAGGTGGTTCAGCTAAACCTGGACTATGGGCTAATATTAATAGAAGAAAAAAACTTGGTATATCAAGACCTAAATCTAAAACTACAATTTCTAAAAAAGCTTACGCCAATATGAAAAAAGGTTTTCCAGAATAATATGGCTGGACTAGGCATTCAAAACAGAGGTTGTGGAATAGCTAGAATTCAAAAAGCAGATGGTGGAACTCCTGCTTGGCAACGTAAAGAAGGTAAATCAGAATCTGGTGGATTAAATAAAAAAGGTATTGCATCTTATAGACGTGCAAATCCAGGATCAAAATTATCAATGGCAGTAACGACTAAACCAAGTAAGTTGAAACCAGGCTCTAAATCTGCTAATAGAAGGAAGTCTTTTTGTGCTAGAATGTCTGGCATGAAGAAAAGATTGACCTCTGCAAAAACTGCAAGAGATCCAAATTCAAGAATTAATAAATCTCTACGTAAGTGGAATTGTTAATATAACCAACAAAGGAGAAAGATATGGACGAAACAGTAGTAATATACAAAGTACAAAAAATACTTAAAGAACGCTATCAAGGCATAGGTGAAGCTATGATTGCAGGTGGTGTTGACAGTATGGAAAAATACAAGTATATGTTGGGTCAGGCACATGCCTACCAAACAATATCTCAGGAAATCTCTAACCTGCTAACAAAGAAGGAGCAAAAAAATGAGCAAGGAAACGTTGTCGACCTCGGAAAAGGAAATCCCAAAGACAGTACTAGGTCTTGAGGAAAAATATAAAGAAGAAAATAAAATAGAAGAAAAAAAAGAATCTCTGAATCCAGAGAATATTAAATCTGTTATTGATGAATTACCAACTCCTACGGGTTGGAGATTATTAGTATTACCATTTACACCTAAAGATAAAACTGCAGGTGGAATTATTATTGCACAAGAATCTTTAGACAAAGCACGTATCGCAACTAATTGCGGTTATGTTTTAAAGATTGGACCATTAGCTTATTTGGATAAAGAAAAATATCCAACAGGTCCTTGGTGCAAGGAAAAGGATTGGGTGATCTTTGCTCGCTATGCGGGTTCAAGGCTACCAATAGAGGGCGGTGAAGTTCGTTTATTAAACGATGATGAAGTATTAGGAACTATTCCTGATCCGGAATCAGTGCTTCACTATATATAAACATAGGAGAAAACTATGCCAGAAAACAAAGAACAAAAAATGGTAGACATAGATACTTCAGGTCCTGGAGCCGATATCGAATTAGATGTTAAGCAACCAGAACAGGAGAAGGAATATGCGACCAATGAAAACGATAGTAAGTCCAATGACACACCTGCGCAATCAAATGAGCAGCCTGTTGTGGAAGCTAGTAAACAAGAAGCAGAAAACAAGGACCAAGGAACAGAAGTTAAAACTTCTGATACAGAAGCGAAGAAAGAATTAGAAGACTATAGTGAAGGTGTACAGAAGAGAATAGCAAAGCTAACTAAAAAAATGCGAGAAGCAGAAAGACAGCGAGAAGCTGCTCTTGATTATGCTCGTAAAGTTCAAGCTGAAAAAGAATCTCTATCTGGAAGACTAAATAAACTAGATACAGGATATGTATCTGAAATGGAAAATAGAATTAAATCTTCCATGGACGCTGCAGCTTCTAGATTAGCCCAGGCAAGATCTGATGGCGATATAAAAGCGGAAATTGCTGCGACTACAGAAATATCTAAACTAGGTTATGAAGAGGCAAGACTTTCTGAAATAAAATCTAGACAACTAGAAGCTAAAGAAAAAGTTGTACCTCAACAAACTATAGATCCAGTACAACAACAAGAAACGGCTATTAATCCAGATCCTAAAGCACAATCTTGGGCCCAAAAGAATACATGGTTTGGTCAAGATGAAGCTATGACTTATACGGCTTTTGGCTTACATAAACGTCTTGTTGAAGAAGAGGGATATGACCCACAAAGTGACGAATATTATGGTGAAATTGATAAAAGAATAAGACTTGAATTTCCCCACAAATTTGTTAGAACTGAGACTCCAACGACAGTTAAACCAGTACAAAATGTTGCTTCGGCAAACAAGTCTGGTAAAACAGGTCGCAAAACTGTGAGACTCACGCCTTCTCAAGTTGCTATTGCCAAAAAATTAGGTGTGCCACTTGAAGAATATGCGAAACAATTAAACATCACGAAGGAGTAATGCATATGAGTAATGAAAAAAATAAGACTTCCCGTGCGAGCCAAGTAAGAGCTAAAACTGAGCGAAAAAAAACTTGGACTCCACCGTCATCTTTAGATGCGCCACCAGCGCCAGATGGCTATAGACATAGATGGATAAGAACAGATGTTATGGGCTTTGATGATACAAAGAACATGTCATCTAAAATGAGATCAGGTTGGGAGTTAGTGAGAGCTGACGAATATCCTGAAGGATCTTATCCTCAAGTTCTAGAAGGCAAATACGCTGGTCTAATCGGAGTTGGCGGCCTTGTGCTAGCAAGGATACCAGAAGAGATCGCAAAATCTCGTGAGGACTATTTTAAGAAACAAGTCCGAGACAGAGATCAAGCAATTGAAAACGATCTTATGAAGGAACAGCATCCAAGTATGCCAATCAATAGTGAGAGGCAAACTCGTGTAACTTTCGGTGGTACAAACAAAAAGTAATTTTTTGGTAATACCAACGGATTAAACTAAACTTAACAAGGAGAGTCATTTTATGGCTAATCAAACAAGAGGATTCGGTCTACGACCGATCGGTAAAGTTGGTCAGAACAGAGATGCTCAAGGACAAAGCGAATATAGTATTGCAGCTTCTGCAACAGCTATCTATTTCCAAGACCCAGTTAAAGCACTGAGTTCAGGAACAATAGGTGTAGCTGCAGCAGGTGATCAATTACTAGGTTCTTTGAACGGAGTATTTTTTACTAACCAAACTACAAGAAAACCTACATGGACTAACAGTCTGCAAGCTTCTAATACAGCTCCAGATATTTTAGGATATGTGGCGGACGACCCTTATGAAAGGTTCGAAATCAAATCAAATGCAAGTGGTGCTTCTCAGCAAACTTATGTTTTCAATAATGCAAACATC